TCATCATTAGCAGTAAGATCAACCCAATTAGAATTTACAAACATAGCAGGAACATTAACATCAGAAGTCTTCCTTAAAGGTACTGCAGTATTTGAAAGTGGTGTGGCAACAGTAACTGATTTTTCACCACAGTTAGAAGGTAAAACCCTTGGTACTGATTGTTTTGTATTAACAACATACATGGGTACATCAATAAATGGGAGTCCAATTGGAGTAACACTAAATGAGAGTGGGCATTTAGTATTTAATGAAAAAGGAGAGCAAAGTGAAGAATTCATGTTTATGGTATTTTTCACATAATAATAATTAAAAAGTTTTAAAAATGGTAAAAAAATTAACACAGGGAGAAATCGATAGTTTAACCAAGCTTCAAAAAAGCTATGCTGAACTAACAACAGTTGTAGGTAATGTTGAGATGCAGATATTAGCACTTGAGTTACGTAAAGATCAATTTAAGAATAGTTTATTAAACCTGCAAGAAGGTGAAATTAAATTAGGTAAAGAATTAGAAGATAAATATGGTGATGGCTCTATTTCTTTGGAAGCTGGTGAATTCACCCCAAATAAATAGTTTTTGAGGAAAAATTACATATTTATTATCAAAATAATAACAACTATATAAAATGGCAGAAACATTAATTTCCCCAGGAGTATTAGCAAGAGAGAATGATCAATCCCAAATAACTACCCAACCATTACAAGCAGGAGCTGCTTTAGTAGGTCCAACAGTGAAGGGGCAGGTAAATATTCCAAAACTAATTACTACCTACAGTGAATTCCAAGCTGATTTCGGAACAACTTTCGACAGTGGTTCGGATGAATTTACATTCTTTACCTCAATATCGGCTTATAATTACTTTCAAAATGGGGGTACTTCATTACTAGTAACAAGAGTTGCTTCCGGTAGTTTCACCCCAGCTTCTTCTTCTACAATGTATAATGATGTAGAAAGCGGTGCTATAATTGCAGGAACTAGTTTATTAGGTTCATTTGCAAGTGGTGGACAAGGTGGAACAGCCGGAACATATTCAGATGTGGTATCAACTACTTCTGGTACAGGTACAGGTTTAAGTTTAGATGTAGTTACAAGTATAGATAATGGTAAACTATTAGCTACAGCTGATGCATTATTAGCAAGTGTTACAATTCAAATATCAGGTGGGGCTGCAGCAACTTATCCAGGTGTCGCTCTCTCAGGAGGAACTGAAGGAACAGGTGCTGTTGGTACTATTATATTATCAGATTCAACAACAATATCATCAATAACAGTTACAACCACAGGCTCAGGGTTTGTTGCTACTGAAACTATCACAATCCCCTCATCATCTTTAGGTGCATCAGGTTCAGGTGGTACGGATGCAGTATTTACCTTAGTAGCCGGTGATTTATTTGTAGAACCTACATCAATATCAGCTCAAGATGTAGGTGCAGGGTATGCTGTAGGTGATACAGTAACAATAGACTCAACCTTAATTGGAACACCAGCAGCTGATTTAGTATTAACATTAGTAGATGCTGATATAGTAGATGCAAATGCTTTTACATTAGAAACAATTGGTCAAGGTATCATTATGAATAATGATGGTGCTTTAAATTCACAAGGTGCCTTAACTAATGGAACTTCTGATAACATTAGATGGCAAATCACTAACCCATCAACGGGGTCAGGTACATTTAGTATAATTGTAAGACGAGGTAATGATACCACAAGAGCAAATTCAGTTCTAGAATCATTTAATAATGTATCGTTAGACCCAAAATCATCTAATTACATATCTAGAATAATTGGCGATCAAACCAAAGTAGTAAGAGGAGAAGGAACATCAGATGTTTATTTACAAACATCAGGATCCTATCCAAACGCCTCAAGATATATAAGAGTAAGTAATGTAGCCTACAAAACACCAGATTATTTCGACAATAGTGGAACTCCAAAATCACAGTATACAGCATATATACCAGTAGCAGCTTCAGGTACATTTGGGGGTGCATCCGGAACAATTTTAACTGGAACTGGAAAATATTATAACCAAATTAATGGTACAGATACTCAAGGGTTAAAAGGTGATAATTATACAACTGCTTTTAATTTATTAGCAAATAAAGATGATTACAAGTATAATTTAATATCTGCACCTGGTTTATACCAATCAGATTATAGTTCAGTATTAAATACTTTAACATCAAATACCGAAAATAGAGGTGACAACATTGTAATTTTAGATCTTGAAGCCTATAATTCTTCAATAACAGCAGTTACACAAACCGCAGCTAGTAAAGACACTTCATATGCCGCTTCATATTGGCCATGGTGTATGGTAACAGACCCCGATTCAGGTCAAAATGTTTGGGTCCCAGCTGGAACACTAATGCCAGGAGTTTATGCTTCAAATGATAGAACAGCAGAAGCATGGTTTGCACCTGCCGGTATTAATAGAGGTGGTTTAGGTAATGTAATCCAAGCAGAAAGAAAATTAACTCAAAATAATAGAGATACATTATATCAAGGTAAAGTTAACCCAATCGCAACATTCCCCGGAAGAGGAGTTGTAGTATTTGGTCAGAAAACATTACAAACTACAGCATCAGCTTTAGATAGAATAAATGTTAGAAGATTATTAATTTCACTTAAAAATTATATCTCACAAGTAGCAGATAATTTAGTATTTGAACAAAATTCATCAGCAACTAGAAATATATTCTTAACTCAAGTAAACCCATATTTGGAATCAGTACAACAAAGACAGGGTTTATACGCATTTAAAGTCGTTATGAACGAGTCAAACAATGGTCCCGACATAGTTGATAGAAATGAATTAAGAGGCGCTATATACGTTCAACCAACAAAAACAGCAGAATTTATTTACCTAGATTTCAATATACTCCCAACAGGAGCTGAATTCCCTGCATAAAAATAAATTTTAACAATAATTGGAAATGAGGTGCGTTTAGCACCTCTTTTTCGTATGTATAACTGACCCAAACGACATGATATGAAAAAATGCTCTAAATGTAACCAAGATAAGGAATATTCAAATTTCTATAAAAAATCATCTTCAAAAGATGGTTGTTCACATATATGCAAGGGGTGTAGAATAGAATATAACAACAATTCCAAAGATTTAACCCAACGTTACTATAAAGAAAATAAGGAAAAGTATCAAGAAAGTAGTAAAAAATACTATAAAACCAACACAGAAAAAGTCAAAAACAATAGCACAAAATGGCAAAAACACAACCATGAAGAATATAAACTAATACAAAAAAAATGGCATAAAAATAACAGGGAATACCATAAAGTTTGGAGAAAAGATAAATGGGATAATGACCCTAACTATAAATTAAGGATTTTATTAGGAAATAGATTAAATGAAGTCCTAAAGAAAAATAAAACATATAAAAGTAGTAACATTATTGCTCTTCTAGACTGTTCTTTAGGTGAATTAAAATCCCATCTCCAACAACTATTCAAAAAGGAAATGTCTTGGATCAACCATGGAATTATATGGGAAATAGACCACATCATACCCTGTGCTAATTTTAATTTGTCACTCGTTGAAGGACAAAAAAAATGTTTCCATTTTTCTAACCTCCAACCCTTATTTAAAACCACCAAAATATCCAAAAGTTTTGGTTATGATAGTGAAATAGGAAATAGAAATAAGTCTGATAAATTTATGTGATTTAACCCCCCCATCATATATGTATACACGATAACAAAATTAAAATAAAATAAAATATAAAATTATGGCTGTACTAGACCCCAATGAGATCTTTTTTACCGCGTTTGAACCAAAGCAAGCAAATAGGTTCATAATGTATGTAGACGGGATTCCATCCTATATTATAAAGGGTATTAGTGGACTAGGTTTCGCACAAGATGAAATCACACTTAACCACATTAACACGTACCGTAAAGTAAAGGGTAAGTTAAGATGGAACGATATTACAATGCAACTATTTGATCCAATTACACCCTCAGGAGCTCAAGCAACTATGGAGTGGGTAAGATTACACCATGAGTCAGTAACCGGTAGAGATGGTTATAGTGATTTCTATAAGAAAGATTTAACTATAGACGTATTAGGTCCTGTAGGTGATGTTGTTTCTGAATGGATTATTAAAGGAGCATTTATTAAAGATGCATCGTTTGGTGATATGAATTGGGACACTGATGGTGAAGCAATGAATATTGACATGACTATTGGAATGGATTATTGTGTTTTGAATTTTTGATATAAAACAAATATTTTTAAATTGAGCTTGGCTAAAACAGTCAAGCTCTTTCTATTCTCATATATAGTAGAAAATAGAAAGTAAGAAACAACTTGGCTTGTGCAATACTTTTTCTTATATTATATATGTATACATGAATAATAAAGTTATAATTAAATAAAATTTATATGGAAGAATTTACCCGCCCCACTGAAAACGTAGAATTACCCTCAAAAGGTTTACTGTATCCTGAAGAAAACCCATTATCTTTGGGCATAGTCGAAATTAAATATATGACAGCCAAAGAAGAAGATATTTTGACAAACCAATCCTACATTAAAAAAGGTATTGTATTAGATAAACTCTTACAATCACTTATAGTTGATAAAAAAATTAATTATGATGATATAGTTGTAGGGGACAAAAATGCACTACTAATAGCAGCACGTATTTTAGGTTATGGTTCAAACTATGAATTTGAGTATAATGGTGAAAAAGAATCTGTAGATTTATCTATATTAGAAAACACACAATTCGATGAGGCTTTAATTACAAAAGGTATCAATGAATTCGAATACCAACTCCCAAAAACAAAAGCTAATATATCCTTTAAAATTTTAAATGGGAGAGATGAAAAAGCTATTGAAAGAGAATTACAGGGGCTTAAAAAAATAAACAAGGAAGCGAATCCTGAAATGTCAACACGATTAAAATATATTATAACATCTATTGAAGGAGATCCTGATAAAAAATCAATTAGGGAGTTTGTAGACAATTATCTACTAGCCCAAGATTCCCGAGCACTAAGAAACTATATTAAATTAGTTCAACCAGATGTTGATCTAACTTTTTTTCCCGAGGGAAGTAGTGATGACGCAATCATCCCCATTGGACTTAACTTTTTTTGGCCTGACGCTAGATAACTCACCGGGGGCAAGATTAAATTTATTTAATTCAATACATGAAATTGTATTTAATAGTAAGGGGGGGTATGGTTGGGAAACTGTTTATAATATGCCTATATGGTTACGTAAATTCACTTTCAACAAACTTAAAAGCCATTATGATGAAGTTGAAGAAGGTAGAAAAAAATCCAATAGAGAAAGGGACACACAGATTGATTTAAATAATCCAACCAACCCCACCCAACCATCAAAAAGTATATCCCCCCCTACTTATATCTCAAAAAGAACAAAAAAATAGGTTTTTCTAATATTTATAATAAAACAAAGTTAGAATGACCGATAACAATTTAGATCCCAAAAAATATCAACAGGTAGTTGAACTCCTTAAAGAGATAAGAAGAGGTTATGAATCTTTAGGCCAGGCAAACCCTTTTACAGGCCAAACAGCCCGTGAGTTTATTGCAACTATGGGGGATGCTGATGATGCCATTATTAAATTAGTTGATGGTGTAGATGATTTAGACAAGAAATTAGATAATGTTGGAAAAAATGCAAAGGGTTACTTTGAAACTTTAATAGGTTTAAATGGTGCAATAAAAAAGCAAAATGAAAGTCTTAACATTACTAAAAAAGCAACTAGCCAAATTCAAGGAATTGCTGAAAAGTTAAAAGACGACCAGGAAGGTATTAACAGACTAAATGCTAAAGAACTTAGCCAACTCCAACAAAAATACAAATCCCAACTTTCTAACTTTCAAATAGCTAACAAAGAAATACTTTTAGGGAAAGATGGTGAAAGATTAAATGAAGCTAATCTAAAAAAACGTTTAGCATCATTATTAGTAGCAGAAAAGATTACTGAGGGTCATGCTGATATGATAATGGAGATGCAAGCTGAATCTTCAGTTTTAACTGACATAAACCAAAAATTAGCAGATAGAACAGCAAAAGAAGAAAAGATTGCCGGGTATAATGAATTAACTAATAAAGCACTAGACTCAGCTGGTGGGTTAATGAAAAGTATAGGATTTGGTAAATATGCTGATATGTTTAAGGACATAGGTAAAGAAGCTAATGAATTAACTGAAGAACTTTACGACCAACAACAAGCAGCTAATGATTTTAATATAGAATTAAAAAAGGCCCAGAAAAACGGTGAAAGAACAGGTGAAGAGCTTAAAGATTTAGGTAAACTAGGTTTAGAGGATGCCGACATTGAGGCAAAAGTTTTAGGAGATACACTTGTAAAGGGAGCTACAAAGTTTAAGAAGGAAATGTTAGCTGCTTTAGATGTAGCTATATTTAAAGGATTTAAAGATGGAATAAAAGCCTTTGGAGCAGCAAGAGAAGATCTAGCAAAAACTTTTGGGTTAGGAAGAAGTGATGCTAATGGTTTAAAAGAACAAATGAATTTTATGGCTAACTCAGCAGGTGAAGCTGATAGTAATTTAGGCCATTTACATTTTACTATAGCGGATGCTGTTAAGGGTATACAAGAATTTAATGCTGAAATAGGAGGTGCTGTAAAATTAACCCAAGATGAATTAAAAACATTTTCATTATTATC